GGTCAGTAGTTCTTTTCTTACCCTTGCGTTTGTACATAGTGCCGTCAGTTTGTTTCCAAGTTTTACGATTTAATAAATCAAACTTACCTACTCGGTACTCGCCATTTACTTTTGTAAAACCTGCACGAAACTTTGTAGCTTTGGTTGATGTCATCAAATCATATAGTAGGTCGGAAACTTTTCCTACTTCTATATTTACTTGTGTCATTGTACTCCTATTGATTGATTAATTTTCGGGGTGGTGTTGCATTGGTTGTTTTATCGGTACCTGCATACCACCCCCCTTGATTGCATATGTCATACTACCTGAAAATGGGCTTTACGTACAAGCATATTAAACAAAAAAGGGCAGCCAACTCTCGCTGACTACCCTTTAGTTATAACATACTAGATTGAGTGTGTCAATCAGTATTGATAGGTTGTACCTCTGCGTCTTGAAGTTCGGTTTGTGGTACTGGTGCGTTCATAGGAATAACCATTTGATGTTTTTCCCACAACGCAGTATCACTATTCCAATAGGTCAAAGCCTCTTTCGCTTTTCTTAATTCATACATTAAGTCTTGCGTAGGTTTGCCTTGATTTTCTATTAGTACCAAACAATTAAGAAGTTTCTTTCTTAATGTTCTTCGCCACTTCAGTTCCCATGAAGTATCAACCATAGGTTTATTGTCTGACATATATGTACTCCTTGTTGTTGAGTACCTATGTTATAGCATTAATCTTTGTTATTGTCAACTAGCTTTGATATCTCTTGTATCTTTTCATCTAGCTTATGTAGTTCAGAATAGAACACAGAATCTTTTAGGTATTTCATTTTAAGTTCAATCATAAGTTCATCAAACTTTTTTATTTTTAATTGTACTTGTCTAGCTAAGTTTGTCATCTGCTACCAATTCTATAAATTTATCTGCGTTAAACTTTGGGTTATCTTTTTTAAAATACTCACAAAGTTTTAGTAGTATCATATGTTCGCTTTTACTATACTTGTTTAGTATTGTACCTATTGCTATGTAATCTTTTTTTGTCATAATATAATCAGTATATAAAAAAACCCCCAATGTGTCAAGCACAGAGGGGGTTATCTTTTTAGAGAGAGCTAAAAAAGTCGGTTAATCTAATAAAGTCATATAGGCTTTAGCATTGAGCCTACTGAATTTATCTAAACATTTTCGCATTGTTTTATAATCTTCATCAAATTCTGCCTCTTTGATTTTGATATAAAGTTTATGTTCTTCTGGTGTTAGCATTTCACTTTGACCAGAATAAGGGTTTGTTGCTTTTATTTTTTCTATCATCAAGCACCCCCACGCAATATGCTATTAAACTTTCTCATCATATGTTCTGTAATATTATCAAGCTGATTGGTTTCTTTCCATATATCTTGTAGTGTATGTAGCTTGATAGTGTTTTCTCTCTCATAGTTTTCGCTTTTATTTTTTGAGTGTATCTCATCTATTAGTCTATCTGTCTGGTCGGTCATAGTATCCTTTCTTAACTAGATATTTATATAATGTTTTACAAGTTTTAGGTGTATCATT